TGAAAATCAATCAGTTGTGAGGCGTTGACCGCCAATGCCCCTTGTTTAACATAAAATATTATGTTAAGCAGTATGTAATACCCACAGACTACACAAGCGCATCTTCTTTGAAGGAAAGCTCAATCCACCCAGATTCGGCATTTACCCAATACTTCGCAGCTTCATAATGGCAGATTTGTTTGTCTTCCGACATGAGGGAATCAATTATGCTTTTGAGAAGGTTGTCCAGGTCTGGGCGGGACTGGTGATAAGTCATGTGCATTTGTTCTTTCTTGTGTTTTCTCCATGTTTTTGGAACCGGGATGAAGAATTTTATACACAGGCCGTATGATGGGAATGTGAATTTTTTTTGTTTTGCGAGTGCTGAAACTGAAATCTTATACTCATTGTACCTTTCAAGGCGCAGCAACCTTTTCAAACCAGACGGACGAAGTACTTTGCGGGGGATTCTGAATAAAATACGGTCGCCTTTGGTAGCCCGGACGTGAGTTTGAGGCGTTATTTTAAGAATGATTTTCCTTTGCAGCACTCTTTTTTCTGATTTTTTCTTTTACGGCTTGCTGCAAAAGTACATAAACCATGTAATCGAATGACCAGTTACGTTTTTCGGCCATTTCTTTGATGGCTTTTTGAAGATTTTCGTCTATTGTAGAGGTTATTCGCTTCATTTTGCATCAATTTGATGCAAGTTCATAATTTTTATTAATATTTTCATACATTTCATCAAATTCCCACAGCCATTCACGGCAAATTTTCACCCTATCATACAGTTTTTGACGCTCAAATTCAGAAAACGGTTCTATTGGGACTCTGTAAACCCTTTTGTGTATGGGAATGTCGCCAAATTTCATGCTTCTTTCGAGTCTTTGCCATTTTTCTTTGAACTCAGGGGATTCTTCTGTCGCATATTCTCCCTTAAAAAACAGGCGGCGCTTATAATCGCTTATCATAATCGGTGGCATATCCACAAGGCAGTGCCCGATTTCCCCTTCTGGTGCGCCTGTAATATCCAAATAACCACGTACCTGTTGCTGCCACCCATTTGATAGTTTCTGACATACTTTTTTAAGAAATTCTGGGTAGTCGAATGATGTTTTTATGTCCGTAATCCGCTTGGCCTGCATGATAGAATCCCCAATAAAAATATCTGGGATGCCGGAAAGATAATCGTTTGCTACCCGTTCTTCATTTTTATCATACACAACACCGTCCACCACAGAAAGCAAAGCAATGCTTGCATCCTCTACTTCTTTACCCTTCCGTATTTGGTCGAGGTCAAATTCCTTCAAAACGGGTACTTTCCCGGCTGTTTCCCACGAATAAACTTCCATTAAATATTCTATGGCGGTATCTGACAAAATTATTTTGGATGAATTTTCTTTCTTAACCCGAAGCTCGGCAAGCTCCTTCATCATTGTGTCTGTTAGTTTATCCCTTGCCTCCAATTCCTCCAGCCTTACCGCTTGTTTTTCTGTAAGCGATGGATTCGATTTACTGTCGGCCATTATTTTATGGATGGCTGAACACCTGCATTTGAAATTATTCCAGTTTATCATTGTAGTTGTTCCCCACATGGGTTATCAATATTTTTTTGAGTTTCAAGAATAGCCATTCTGTTTATTAGAACGAAAGCACCAAGATTGAAAATACTTAGAGCGCCCTGCTCTGCCTTTATCTTTAAAATAGTCAGCTTATCATTAAACCGTTTCCGTTCTAATATCTCAACTCCAACTTCGGCGGCGGAACCGATAACATCGGTTAAAAATACATTTGCAACCGGCAAATAAAATTCCCGTGTTGATGCGGCATTAAAAAACATTTCTTTTGCGTTCACAATAATTAAATTTATGCCCCTACTGATAGCTGCTGCACAACTCGATTCTGCGGGCGCAGTAAAGAATTACAGCTACTTTCGGAGCTTATTTTGAATAATATTGTTTAAACGTGAACATTACGAGTTGTGCATTTCGTTATAGTGATAAGTTAGTAAACTTTACGGCAATTCATCAAATTTTTTATTATAAGCATCCATAATTTCCGGGTAAGTTTTTGCCAGTTTTTCAAAGGAAGATAATACGGTTTTGTCGGTGCATTGATTGATTTGTTCAATGATGGCTTCCGTGGTGGATTTGGGTTTGTTAATCTGTACTTCTGGTAACTCGCCGTAGGATGAAATAATGGCTTCTTTGCCGGTGGGATACAAGTTTGGGTTTAACAACCTGTGAGTGAAATCCACTTCTTTTTTCAATTCATCAAAACATGAATTAGCGGATTCATCCGGGGCGATGTCTGCCTCCACATCAATGCGCTCCCATATACTAAGCCCTATCTGGAAGGATTTGCCGTATTTGAGCCTGGTGATGGTCATGGTTGTTTGAATTTAGGATTTGAAGATTTGAATTAATTATACTGTCTTGTTTCTTTTTTTCTTCATTTGTCTGATAGTTCATTAATTTTATTTACAAAATCACGATGAACCCAAAATCCATCTTCATATTCCTTAAATTTATTATCATCATTCAATACTGATTCAATGAAGTTTCTTAAATTCTTTACTCATAAAATAAGTTTTTAACAATACCCCAAATCATCATCATTGTTTTTATCGTCAATATTTTTACTTCTGTTTTGGCTTTTTGCGAACCATATACCACCGGAAATCACAGCGATAAAAAGCAGGGTAAGGAGAATGATGTTTGTCATTGTTTCTTTGGCTTGTAAACAGGGTTTGAGTTTTCTTCTTTCAGCTTTTCAGTATGGGCAATTCGCTCCAGCCTCCATTCTACCCACGGCTTAAACTTGTGTCCGGTGGATTTCGCCTTTCTTTTAAGAACATCAACGACCCACAGGGGGAGGTCGAGGTTCTTTCGGATTGTTTTTTCTGACATATTCCTTATTTATACACCAAATGTATATGTTTTATACATTTCACCAAAATTAAAGTTATCCACACATAAAAAATCCCCTGTAAGAATACCGGGGATTGCTGCTTGCTCATTCAAAAATTGGACGGCGTAAATATAACAAAAGCCGCCGTGGAAACGGCGGCTAACCAATTCAAACCTATCCTATGAAAAAACAAAACGAAAAATACTTTTATTCCCCCATGAAAGCAAACCCGCCAACAAGAACAATCAGCAGCAACGGGAACAAGACGGAAAGCCACAGGCCGCAGTCGCCGGCCAGCATAACAACTACACAGAAGGGGTAGTAATAAAAATCACGGGGAATCTTCCGGATGAATTTCATTGCTGAATTGATATTGAAGGTTCACTATACCCCAAAGATACAAAAACCCCATGTAGAAACACGGGGTGTTGTGTAACAAGCAAAAATGTATTCACCCCAAATATACAACCACCAATTATGCAATCCCAAATCACTCCGCTCACGCCCCCACCCCCATTCTCCCAACATCAAACCCCATAAACCCTACATCTGCATCCTCGTGAGGCCACCCCCGCATAACGGGGGCGGCGTTTAAACGTGGGAACTCGGATTTGTTGACCTGGTGGGGTCGAAAATCCGGTTTCGGTTTTCGATTTGAATTAAATAAGGACTGAGGTGGACCGGATGGGGTGCGGGCAGGGCTGATTTATCGGCTGATTGTGATTCCTGGCCGATTTGGAAGCGGGGAAGCTGTTTGCCTGTGTTGTTGTGCGGGGGAATTTGAGGGCAAGGAAAGGGCGGAAAATGGGCTTTAAAACGATGGGGGAAGGGGGATGAGGGAGGGGGTGTGGGGTTGGTGGGGGAGAGAGGGGGAGGGGAGGATGTGTTAATGAGGGAGGGTGAAAAGAAGGGAGGGTATAGCGTAAAAATAAATTTGGAAAACCCAAAGTTTAACGTAAACTTAGCGTAAAATTTATTTACACTAACAATTTATTTATTTAAGCCATGATTACGCTAAATTGTATAGAATGTGGGAAGAAGTTTGATGCCCAAAGGACATCTGCCAAATTCTGCTCGGTAAACTGCCGGGTAAAATGGAACAACCGCAAAAACGATGATGGATTAAAAGAAATAGCCCAACCCGCCGCTGTAATCGAATCACCCAAACCACAAATGGTTGTAAAGCCAACCGGCAGCCTTAGTCTTGCGCCATCCCCCGAAGCAATAATAAGGGCGGAAGCCGCCATCGCTAAAATCAATAAAGATTTCGGAGAAGGGTCGGTATTTCTTCTTGGTGACAAACCAAGAAAAGACATCCCGTTTATCTCAACGGGTATTATGGGACTGGATTTTGCTTTGGGTATTGGCGGGATGCCCCGTGGTCGCATGGTAGAAATATACGGGCCGGAAGGAAGCGGGAAAACGAGCATTGCCCTGTCAATAGTTGCCGAAGCCCAAAAAAACGGCGGCAGATGCGCCTTGATAGACGCAGAACACTCCCTTAATAATAACCACGCAGAACTTATCGGGGTGGATATTGATAAACTGCTTATTTCACAACCAGATTTCGGAGAGCAGGCTCTTGAAGAAACCGACCAGCTTATTTTAAGCGGCAGTTATGCAGTAATTGTAATTGATAGTGTTGCTGCGCTTACGCCCAAAGGGGAGCTGGAGGGCTTAATGGGTGACAGTAAGCTCGGATTGCAGGCAAGATTGATGTCGCAGGCCTGCCGCAAACTGGTGGCCTCAATATCCAAAACCAATACTCTTGTAATTTTTATTAATCAGCTTCGGGAAAAAATAGGAGTAGCGTACGGCCCGACAGAAATTACAACAGGCGGTAATGCTTTAAAATTTTACGCCTCTGTACGATTGGATGTGAGAAAAATCGGTGTGGTGAAAGACGGGGAAGAAATTGTCGGAAGCAAACACCGGGCAAGAATTGTAAAAAGCAAGGTCGCCCCGCCTTATAAATCCGCCGAATTTGAAATTATATACGGCTTGGGCATAGATAAAATCGGCAGCCTTATTGACGTCGCAGCAGAAAAAAACGTCATACAAAAAAACGGCTCCTGGTATAGCTACAGAACCGACAAACTGGGACAGGGTAAAGACACCGTCCGGCAGCTATTGACCGACAACCCGGAACTACTGGAAGAAATAAAAACCACGGTACAAACTATAATTTGATTATAAAACCAGCCCCGCCATGAATAGCGGGGCTTTTTTTAACCTTATCAAAACTAAACAACATTAAACACTTTGCTGACGGGCTTCATCAATGCGGTCATACTCCCGGTCATCAATATCCTCATCCTCTTCACCCGCTTCGCTCCCCCTATCCCACACACCAAACCAGTCAATCTCATTCAGTCGCCGGTATTGTTCCAAGATGTAATCGGAAGAAAATCCAAAAGCAACCGACCCCGTTTTATCACCAACATTTACCCCAACCTTCATTTGTAATAGTTTTAAATTCCAAACGGCAGCAAGCCCTGCCGTTAGCCGCCGTTTCTTTCTTTTTTAATTATCACCACTCCGTTTTTTACTCCTGCCATTTCATTTATATCATCGGCCACTCTTAAAAATTTATCATGGACGGGAAACAGCTTTCCCCTTTTTACATAGCACCGGATTCCGGCCAGCACCACATCCCCCTCCTCAACATCTTTTATCCCTGTTATTTTTACAAGTAAACAGTTGGCGCCGGGCATTAAAATACTTTTTCGGTTGTTAATTCCTGTGATGGGGGCAGGATAATCACGTCATCCAACGCCCCCTCTTTCTCTGCCAATTTAATCATTTTTTTGACCTGCCGGAAAAATTCATAATCGTTTTGCAGCAGGTGAACGCACTTACCGATGAGTTCCATTTGTTCTTTCGGGAGCAAGTCCCTGTATGCTTTGTGGTTCATAAAACATTTGTTTTAAATTTTTCGGGTCGCCGTAGTCGCAGTCGGCAACCAGTATCATTTTTTCTTTAGAGTTTTTCCCGATTTTAAATTCTCTTGCTTTTGCATATTTGCCGCCGGTTGAATGGCCGTGCTTATTAACACACGAATAATAAACATGTGTGCCGCTCACGTCCACCACTTTATATTTCACGTTTCCCCGCAGGAAAACATCCCCCCGTTCCAGTATGGCAGCAACAATTATCATAACAGTTCCGGCTGGTAATATGTTTTCTTCGGCATTTCTTTCTGGTATTCATCCCACCATTGCTGCAAATCGCTTTTTGTATTGTAATGCGGGCGGATGTCCCTGTACCACTGCTTGTATAATCGTTTGCCGCCGGCATCCGTCACCCATTCGTCTTTTATCCCCCTTATCCCGTGAACATCCCGAAGGTCTTTTATACGCCGGGGCAAACTGCTTATACCATACTCGCTGTGTGCCGATAGCACAGATAGTTTTTTCCCCTGGTTTAAAATCCGCAACACTTTCATGCAGCATTCTTTTATGCGCTCATGGTTTTCATTCAGGAATCCCTGGGATTCATTGTTGTTCTCTGTTTCGTGGATTTGTAAATTATTCATATCAAAACGGGTTTTCTTCTTTTTCTGTTTCGGTGTAAGATTTAACGGGACGGAACTGGTATTCCTGCTTTCTTTCAGTGAATTTCATTTTCGGGGGGTCAAAGTCAAGTGGCACAATAAAATTGCTTTTCCCGTTTCTCCATTTCCGCACAACAAGGTCGGCCTGCGTTTCTGTTGAGTGCCCGTTTTCATCAACCTCGATTCCTGTCATATAATCCCGATGAAGAAACATAACCACATCGGCGTCCTGCTCCAGCGACCCGCTTTCTCTTAAATCCGACAACTGCGGGTATCTTTCCTGCCCCTTTCTTTTGGTTACCTCCCTGTTGAGCTGGCAGAGAAGCACCACCGGGATATTTAATTCTTTTGCCATTATCTTACACCCCCTGCTCATTTCAGCAATTTCGTTTTCCCGGTTTTTGTTGTAGCTGCCGCCTATCGGGGTAACAAGCTGAAGGTAATCTATCATCAGGCAGCCAAGCCCGTGCATAGACTTTAATTTTTCTGCCTTCGCCCGTATTTCGGGGATATTTACCCTTGTTTTATCCGTAACATATATCGGCAATGTTGACGTGGAGCTGCCTATCCGGTTATAAAGCCGGTGGGTTTCTTCCATATCCTTGTAAAGCCCCCTGTAAACAACACTAAAATCTGTGTCAGTGTCATAAGCAGCGAGCCGGGCAGCTATCTCTGTATTAGACATTTCGAGTGAAACAATACCGATTGTTATTTTCTTTCTTGCCATTTCAATTGCCATTCCCCCAAGCAGTGCGGATTTTCCCATAGATGGCCTTGCGCCAATAATGACAAGCTGCCCGTCCTGGAAGCCGCCATTTTCTTTATCTATTGCGTGTATCCCACACGGTTTTCCAATCCCCTTCGTGTGTTTCATTTCTTCCTGGTGGCGGTAAAGTTCAACCATCAGGTGCGTCATATCATTCCAGTCGTGTTCTACCGCTTTTATTTGCAGTGACTGCAATTTGTCATATATTGTTCTTAGCTGCTGGTGGACATCGCCCTCTGGTTTCCCGCTATGTGTAAGCCGGATGATTTCCCGTTCCATCCACATTATCTTTACAACACTTGCGTGATATTCAAGATGAGCGGTAGACACAACTGCGTTGGTTAATCTAAGTACAAAAACATCTGTGTTATATCCCTCTAAAACTTCAATACCGGAAATCCTTTGGATAAAATCAGCAACCGTAAGGCTGTCTATCATTACCCCGTTCTGGTACATTTTTTTAAGGGTGGAAAAAACAATTTTATGCCCTGTAAAATAGAAATATTCATCTTCCACTATGCCATATACCCGCCCGATAGCATCCCTTTCAATCAGGCAAGCCCCCAAAACCGCTGCTTCTAAATCCTGGCTGTAGTGTATGCCTTTTTTAAATTCCATTGTTAAGTTTTTTTAATGGCGCAGACTCGGACTTTCTTTTAACATCCTGCTCTAAAACAACGCCTTTTGCCTTTTGAGTTAAAAACCAGCCCCTGAAAATTTTTTTATACTTACTCTTGTTAAATCCGGGAATATTATCGTTTGAAACACTTGAATTAAACAAAGCCATCCATGCACGTAATTCGTCCATATTGATTTTCAATCCAATACAAATTTGTTCTTTCCAAATCTGGTCTTTCCACACTTCATTTGATATATTTCTAACAACTTCACTTCCGATTTCACTTCCGGTTTTTCCTGCTTCTTCTTCTGGTTCTCTTTCTGGTTCTTCTTCTGGTTCTCCCCGTAAGGACTTTTTAGACAGTGGTACCACTCTGTACCCACTCTGTACCCACTCTGTTAATTTTTTATTTTTAACGAGCGTAAATTCTTTATTTACAAGGTTTTTTACATCCGGGCTGCGTGAGCCGTTGTATTTTTCCCAATTTTTTATTGCGATTTCATTTGTTTCACGTGAAACAAGCACTTTTCCGGCAGAACAAAAGAAATCTAACAATTTTTCTATGGTATCAATAGTGTACCCGGTATCAAAGGATATTTGTCTGAATGTTATTTCATAAATACCACATTGCCTGGTTCTTTCATTGGTTAAAAGGTATAGGAAAAAAAATTTTTTTTCGGGGGTTAGGGTTTGAATAAATGCATCTGACCAGAACTGGACATGGATTTTTCTGAAAATAGCCATTTGAATATCGGGTTAGGGGCAATAAAATAAAAAACCGCCCCGGAAAACCGGGACGGCTGCAAAAAACTATCTTATGACAAAAGAATTGGCTGCTGCCAACCCCATAAAGATAAATAAATTAATTGTCATAATGGTATTTTTTTGCAATACTAAAATAGGGAAGGTTTTTGAATTTCAAAACAATGGGCTGAAAAAATTTTTATACACATGGATTTTTTGGCGGTTTGTGATAGCGGTTGTATATTTACACTAACGGTAGGGCTTTGTGTTCGTTGCTGGCGGGTTTATTATGCCATTTGAACTGAAGTCCGGCGTTAGTAAAAAGTTCAAGTTATGCAAAAAGACGATAGCGTTCCGTCTGCTGGAACAAAAGCCGATAGTAGCACAGGCGATCAGAATATGCAGTCCAGCAGCAATGACACAAAACCCATTGTTGTAGGCTTGCCTTCGTTGTCCGACAGTCAGAAGATTGCTTTTGAAAAGTGTTTTCACGCTGTTAACGGTCTAACCTACAAAGAGGCTGAAAAATTGCTATACGAATTACTTTTCGCACTTAAAAAGGTCGCAACTATTGTGGCCTAAACTATTTTTTTCTATCTAAAGACTGTATAAGTTCTTGTATGCTGCCGTTTAGCTCTCGTAACATATCGTGGTTGTCTGTGTTTAATATGTCTGTCAACCTTGCGTTGCTCGAAGATACTTCTGCTTGTAATTTGTCAATAGAACCAGTAAGCGTTTTTATTACTTCAATAAGTTCTGTGGCTTGTTCGTCTGTCATAAATAAGGGTTTAATTATTAATAGAGTTGTTAAATGAACCGGAGTTGGATAAAGAATCTTTGTCTTTCTTTAAAGAGGGTTGAGCAATGGAATCCACGCCGCCGCTTTTATTTACGGGTTGTACATGATTTACTTTTACTGTTGAGTCATTTGTTGTTGTCGTATTGGAGTTTTCGTTTTGGGATTTGGTTGGTTTTAAAATTTTCCACCCAACAATAAGTCCTCCTATAAAACTAACTACTGATGTGGCAATATAATAATAGATGTGTTTTTTAAACTCCTTAGTTTGCCAAACATACTTTTTAAGATTGAATGTAATTTTTACTACTTGCCACCAATTTAATTTTGTGTATAAATGGGAAACGTCTATGTAATTCGTCAAGTCGTTTGAAAGCACTTGATGTGTCATGCCGCCCTTTCTATATGGTATTTCAGCTTTAGATAGTTTTTTAATCTGAAATTTGTAATCAGCTTCTCTTTGATAAATGTAATGTGTTTTTAGTGGTACACCAGTTCTTTCAGCTTCAAATTCAGCAGCTATTTTTTCGGGGGTAATGCCCATATAAAATCCCGTTGGTAGATATAAATTAATGTGAGTAATTCTGTCGTAAGAAATTGTCACTGTCCCACGATGTACATATTTTTCGTAACCTGTGTAAATTTTTAAATCCATGTAATTTGTCGAAATAAATAAATATATCCCACCAGTAGTAATCCTTACCCCATGTCACGTCACCATTATGAAAAACAGATGCTCATTAAGGCTTGCCTACAACATACTGTATTTGCGAAGTGTAGCCGCATAAAATGGTATAGCCGAGGAGTTTGTTCCCCGGCTGTATTTTGCAAATACGGTGTTGTGATTACGGGAGTTCTTTCAGGAGTATTTCAGGAGTGTTTTTTAGTTCATGTGGCGGGATGAAGGAGTAAAGTTGTTTGAATATTTCAACAGCCTTCGGCCATACATCCATTGTAGATGCGTTGTACCAGTTGCTATCGAACCATCCATGACACCCGCAAAGTAATCCTCCCCACGAAGGGAATAGCACCAGATGATTATTCAGGTTATTGGCAAGTGACGGGAACATGGACTTCCGCTTTGGCAAGACGTGAGCCTGACAAGCCCGCCAGATAACAGCGTACTTTTCTTTCAATAGCCACTTTGCTTCCATCCCGCAATTATCGCACTTCGGGTAAGCATGTTTCATCCAATATTCGTAATACTCATCTTCTTTTTTGTCTTTGTTTTTTTTGGCAGCGACTTCTTCCATTTTCTTTTCGGAGAAGCGGGGTATCTGTTTTTTCCCCTTTGGCACACATTCTCTCGGCAGCAGGCCGAGCTTAATGTTCCTCAGTTTTTCCTGGTATGTCATAATCAAAATGGCAACGTTTCTCTTGGTATCAATTCAAGATGTTTTCTAAGTTCCGGCAGCGTATAAAATTTTCTGCCAATCCAGTACCCGATACTTCCTCCATTAACCACTTTTCGCTTCATTCTACTCCTTGATACATTAAACAATTTCCCGCACTCGCTCCATTGGTACTTATGAGCGAATTTCACCCTCCACTTCAAAGCATATCTTATTGAAATTGTTTCCAATGTGATTTTGATTTATAGCGGCAATCACTGCGTTACCGGTCATGCTAAAAGACGACACAACCAACATAAAATATTAAATTCGACATTTCGACAGAATGGCACATAAGACATTAAAAAAGGCAATTACAGAAAAGAATGATGAGTTCTACACTCTGCTTTCTGATATTGAAAAGGAACTAAAGCACTATAAAGACCAATTCAAAAACAAAATTGTTTATTGCAATGCTGACGACCCATTTGAAAGCAACTTTTTCAAATATTTTGCTTCAAATTTCAATCTTCTCGGACTTAAAAAATTAATTGCAACAAGCTACGCTGGTTCTCCAATTGTTGGTAAGCAACTTTCATTTTTAGACATTGAAGGTGTGAAAAATGAAAAGAGAAAAGAGCCAATGAAAATTGTCATAAATGAAGTTAAAGACTTCAATAAAGATGGAGCAATAGACATTGCAGATGTTGAACACATTTTAAGACACGATAAAAACTCTGTAACTCCATTGAAAGGTAGTGGCGATTTTAGAAGCAATGAATGTGTAGAAATATTGAAAGAAGCTGACATAATAGTCACAAATCCGCCATTTTCATTGTTTCGTGAATATATTGCCCAATTAGAAGAACATAAAAAAAAGTTTCTAATCATTGGAAACACAAACGCAATTACCTACAAGGAAACTTTTGCTCTAATAAAAGAAAACAAACTACGAACTGGTTACACGAATTTTAATGTAGGTATGTTTTTCGTTGTTCCAAATCACTGGAAAAAATTTCATCACATTGACGAGAATGGGAAAAAAGTAGCTCGTGTTTCGACTTCTTGTTGGTTCACAAATCTCGAAGTAAAAAAACACAATGATGATTTAATTCTGTTCAAGACATATAAGGGAAATGAAAATGAATATCCAAAGTATGATAACTATGATGCAATTGAAGTTTCTCAAGTTGCCAATATTCCTTTAGACTATTCAGGACAAATGGGAGTGCCAATAACGTTCGTTGACAAATACAATCCTGACCAATTTGAAATCATCGGTTTTACTCACAGAAACGACCCATATAATCTAAAAACAAAAATCTACACTAAGGAAGATGCAGATAACTTTAATGACTTAAACGGCAGTCCAATAATCAAGGACGGTGACCAAGTTAAGTTTATCTACATGAGAATAATAATCAAAAACAAGCGAATATAAGATGAACATTGACCTAAAAGAAATTACAGTCCGAGACCTTACAAACGGTTATCAAGACAACGCTGAAAATGGCGTTATTGGCTATGGTGGTAAACTAGACATTAGACCTCCATATCAAAGAGAATTTATTTACAAAGACAAACAACGGAATGCAGTTATTGACACAATTACAAAGTCATTTCCGCTAAACGTCATGTATTGGGCAGTTCGTGAAGATGGAAATTTTGAAATTATTGACGGACAACAACGAACAATTTCAATCTGCCAATATGTAAATAACGATTTCTCTATTAATGGTTTGGCTTTTCATAATCTCCCAAAAGACAAACAGGAACAAATTCTAGACTATAAGTTAATGGTTTATTTCTGTGAAGGGACAGACAGCGAAAAACTTGAATGGTTTAAGACAATCAATATTGCTGGCGAAAAACTAACTGACCAAGAATTAAGAAATGCAGTTTATTCAGGAACATGGGTGACTGATGCAAAAAAATATTTTAGTAAAAACAATTGTGTTGCATACCAAATTGGTAGTGATTACCTAAATGGTTCTCCAATTAGACAAGACTACTTGGAAACTGCTATAAAATGGATTTCAAATGACGAAATTGAAGAGTATATGTCCAAAAGGCAACATGACCAGAATGCAGCCGATTTATGGATATATTTCCAAGCATTAATTACGTGGGTAAGCACAACATTCAAAAAGAAACGTAGTTTCATGAAAGGTGTTGACTGGGGCTCATTATATAACACCTATAAGAACGAAAAACTAAATACTGACAAAATAGAAGAAGAAACTGCACGACTTATTCTTGACGATGATGTCACCAAGAAAAGTGGTATTTATCCATATATATTAACTCGTGACGAAAAACACCTTTCTATTCGTGCCTTTACACCTGCAATGAAACAAAAGGTTTATGAAAAGCAAAAAGGAATTTGCCCTCATTGTAAAAAAGAAAAAAAGGTAAAAACACATTGGGAAATAGAAGAAATGGAAGGCGACCACATTACGCCATGGCGTGACGGTGGACACACCACAGAAGACAATTGTCAAATGTTGTGCAAAGACCACAATAGACGTAAAAGCAGTATATGACAGACAACAACAAATCAGAAAAGAAGCACGAACCGGTAACAGCGGTTTGGCGTAATGGCGTGTGCAGTGCTTCGTATGACAGTTTTGTGGTAGGTTCAAGTGCAGTTCTTCGATTGAACTTTTGTGCTAAAAAGCCGCCACTACGCCAAGCCGCAAAACGTTATCGGATACCTATGACAGCGTAATAGTTCGGTCAGACAAATCAATACTTACATTGTCAATAGACACAGCCCCATCAGGCTGAAATTCTGTTTCGTTTTCAACTTCCCACCCATCCACACAATTAGTTTCAATTTCAATAGTTCCTGCAACTGTATGGTTATAGCCGCTTCCATATTCTTTACCACCAGCTTTTACAAACATTGCAATATCCTCGTCAGACATTTCCCAACAATCAACTTCCCATTCAATACACACACTTATCTTTTTTATGCAAATGTATATTCCTTTAATACCCCAATCTCTTGCCTCTGGCTGTAATTCATATTCAATATAAGCTGTTGGATAACCAGTTTCAATATCATAATCTGTTGGTATTCCTAAAAATTGGTTTATACCGTGTATTTCAGCTTTTTCTACTTTGGCTTTAAAATCTAAATCAAGTACCATATTTTGACAATTTAAGGCAGCCGATAACAAAAGGTTTTGCGTTATGTGGGCTGACAGTTATAGGCTCATCATTTTTTATCTATTTAGCTTTATGTTATGTGTTGGGCAGACGAGCCTTGAATACCCACACAAACGCAAAGCCCTGTTCGTTGTAGGTCATGCCTATCAGTCGTTTACTTTTTGAAATTGCGACTTTGAAAACCATTCTCTTTTTTCGGCTTCAATCTTCTTACCTTCTCCGGTTCTTGATTGTGCTGTAAACAAAGATTCTGTTGCATAAATAGCCACTCCTTTATCATCATTTTTAAATCCGGTAACTCTGAACTTTTTAGTCGTGTCTGGTGTTCCATTTATGACTTCATACAAGTAATCTTCTTTGTTCACCCCAAAAATTTCAAATATTTCTTTTTCAATCATTCGTCCTTGTCGCCTCATATCATCCCTATCGGAATCCTCCTGAATCTTCAGGTTATTATAATCTTCAACGTTCATTATTTCCGTTTCCTTAAACCTTCCTAAATCGCCGCTTCCAGACCATCTAATCATTCTACACACATAATATCTTTCAAAGCAAGATTCGCCATCTGAATTTAATTGCTCTACTAATTCTCTTTGAATAATTAGTAATCCCATGTCTGCATCATATTTGTGAGTATCGCCTTTATGACGAACTCTTTCATTCATTCTAAACTTGAATTGTTGCTCAAATAATTCTTTCATAATATTTGTTTTAACTTTGAATAATCCTTTTTATCAACCGGCACGTACCTACAACATGAGTATTGCTAAAAGCGGGGCAGACGTAACCGCTATCAACAATTGGTTCGCTTATCATCTTCACCTATTTTGCTACCAGACGGACGAACCTTGAATATCCCGCCTTCAGCAATACTTTAGCGATAGCCCGCAATGGCAGCCGCCAGAAAATTCT